TGCCTCATTACTTTTTGTTTTTGATTAAATTTCATTTTGTTTTGTTTTAATTAAGAGGAGGCCCTATTGCCCCCTCTCGTTATTAATTTTGTTTTAGAATGGCAAGTCATCTGAGTTATTACTAGCAACCTCAACCATCTTACTTGAAGCTTTCTTGGCATCTGGCTTCCATGAATCAACTACCACATAATGAGTTATACCTTTATCAGAAGCTTCCTTTCTTTTATTAATGATAAGGTTAGCCCAACCATTATCTGATATAGACTTCAACTCATTTATAAAATCATCAACTTTAACGCTCATCTTTAAAATTGAACCTCCATTATCAAATTGTTTTTCTTTGATAACAACTCCGTTTACATACTTTTTTTCTTCCATGTTTAAATATTTAATTTTTGGAACTATCAAGGTCGTTCCATTAACCTGTTTAATGTGTCTTTAATAAAGACATTTTCTTTTTCTCTAACCTATTGATAAGTCTTTCAAGTGATGCTATTTGTATTCCAATATCATTTTTCTCTGCTGTATCATAGTTTCCCCAAAATGTTTCTGATATTTTAGTATAAATCTCTCTGTATTCAGCACACCATTTAAAATTATCTCTATGAATCTTGCAATAATAAACTACAGTGGAATGGTCTCTATTTATCAATACACCTGACTGAATCACAGTAAGTCCTAATTCCATGTGAAGCATATATCCCATTACACTTCTAGCTAAAACCTTATTTCTCTCCCTTCCCTTACCTTTAATGCTATAATCTTCAACTCCAGTGATAACTTCTACAACCGCAAAAAGTAAATCAATTTTATTGTTCATAACATCATTTTCGTTATTAGTAATACCTACCATGAATAATTTTCTTTGATTTAACATACGCTTTTTTATATTTATTTATACTAACATCACTTTTTATTTTATATAGATATTTCATGAATCTTTTTTTAGAGTTATCTTCATCCATATACAATTCATCCTTACCATCAATAGCCTTTGTTATACTTATGTGAAGACAATCTTTAAAATACATTTCAAGAGTTTTTGAATATAAATTAAATTCATGTACTCTTTCTCCTATTAATCCAAGGGCATCAAATTTATTATTTTTAAAATAAAATATAGCTTTATCTGACCAAAGATGATTTGGAATTTGAGAATAGTAATTTATATAATCATCTATACTTATATATTCTATCTCTTTTGTTTTTATAAAATTCTCTCTCATAAATTTTAATATACTTCTAATCTCCACCAGCTCCTTTGTATTTTCCAAATGCTTTGTAAAATTGCTCTCTTGTGTCTCTTGGGTTATCGTTTTCTCTAAGGTTCTTGATAATTTCATCTGCTTCTCCATAAGTTAATTCGTTTAAGTTAATATTATTATATTCGTTTGATACTGATGATGTGATGAGTAGCTGTTCAATTATTCCCATTTGCACAAAAGAACATTGGTCATCAAGAAAATCATCTATCCAATCAGGCTCTCTTGAAGTCATCTGCTTCATCTTCTCCAAACACACCACCTTGCTCATAGAAACCAGCTAATTTTAAACAGCTTCTACTCATAGCTCTCTTCTCGGCCATAGCAACTGGATAAGAGTTCTGATTATTCATAGGAGCAGCCTCCCCATAAGTTTCAATAACCCTATCCCCCATTTTAGCTGTTGCCTTTATAATAACACATTTAGTATCGTCTGAGTTGTATATTAAATCAAAATTGATTTCAATATTATTGGCAGCCTGAATTTTATCTATACCAGACCTAGTGATAATTGTATAAAATTTATGTTTGAAAACATCCTCCTTTGTTAAATTGTTTTGAACAAATAACCTTCTTAATACTTCTTGTTTAGTTTCTTTTTCCATTTTCTTTTGGTTTTAATGTGTTAATAATTTGTTTTAATGATTCTTTTTGATTTGGCTGTGCTAATTGATAAGTTTCCCTTTCTTGCTTATCTAATAAAGATTCATTAGATAATTCTAGTTGTCTCATGTTTTCTAATAGCTTTTTGTTTTGTCCCATAGTTTTTTTTTAAAGTTTATATATACAATGAAACAATAAAAATACGAGACTACCAAATGTTTTAGTGTTTATTATTAAAAAATTCCATAAATTGCCCTTCCTGTGCAAAAAGTTTCCTGACTAATACTATATATATGCTTATAATTGTCGTATGAAATGGTATAATATAAAAAACATATCAACAGATACAACAGAAGTTGTAATCTATGATGAGATAGGAGCTTGGGGCATGGACTCTAAAACTTTTATTGACGAAATAAAGAATATATCCACAGATAATGTTACATTAAGAATCAACTCACCTGGTGGCTCTGTTATTGATGGTTTATCAATACATGACGCTATAAAGCGTATGCCACAAAAAGTAACTGCACGAATTGAGGGTCTTGCAGCTTCTATTGCTACTATAATAGCTTTAGGTGCTGATGAGGTTTCAATGAGTGAGAACAGCTTATTTATGATTCATAATGTGTGGGGAGGAGAAACAGGGGGTGCTGAAGATATGAGGAAGGCTGCTGACTTGATGGAGAAAATGGGAGGCAGGCTATTAAATATTTACGCTAAAAAAACTGGTAAGTCAGAAGATGAAATTCGTGCCTGGATGGATGCTGAGACTTGGTTCACATCAGATGAAGCTCTTGAAGCAGGGTTTATTAACACAATAGATAGTCCTATCGCTTTAGCTGCTAAGTTTGACATTAACAAACTAAACTACAAGAATAAAACTCTTGTGGTTGATATGTTTAATTCTAATAAAATAAATAAAAAAATGGAAAATCAAATTGAAGAGTTGAAGAATTTTATTTCTGAGCTTTTTAACAAAAAAAATGTTAAAGAAGTTAACGAAGTAAAAATCCTTGACAACAAAGAAGTTGCAGCTAAAATCAGTGCATTAGAAGGGTCTATCACAGATTCTAATAAAAATGTTTCTGACCTTACTGAAGCTTTGGGAGAAAAAGAATCTAATATTATTGCTTTGAATGAAGAAGTAAAATCTTTAGAGGAAAAAGTAGCTAAACTGAATGGAACTCCAAGTTCTATTGTACCTGAAGGAGACCCTAACCCAGAAATGATGGAAGAAACTGAGGATGTTTGGTCTAATTTAGCAGTTAACATATATAATTCATAATAATAAAAAATAAAATAATAAAAAAATGGCAAATATAATTTCAACACCAATTTCGTGGAGTCAAGAAGATGCTGCAAAGTATTTCTTACAGCCACTATTTATATCAAATAATGATTTATCTCATTTTGATGTAATGACAAACATTTCAGGTTCATCTATTTTACTTGATAAATACGCATCTTTAAAAGATGTAACTAAAGTAGCTAATGGTTCAGGACACGACTGTTTTGTTGCAGACGCTACTGTAGCTGCTAATACTCATGTAACTTTAAGTTTAGTTCGTTTAGAGGTTGAGCACAAGCAAGCTGCACACGCATTATTCAATCATATTAAATCTCAATTCATGAGAGAAGGTATTGAAAGAAATGATTTAACTGGAACTATGCTAATGGGTATGATTTCTGAAATCTTAATGGGAGGAATCATGAGAGACTTTTCTACTATATCATGGTGGGGACAAACTACTTCAGGTGCAGGGACTCAAGATTTAGCTAATGGTATATGGGAAGCTGCAAATGGTATTCCTGCTGGTCAACAAGTAGCTTATACAGGTGTTGCTTTGACTGACTTAGCAGCTTTAATGACTGCAAGAACTGCTGAATTAGCTGGTTCTGACCAAGTAATGTTTGTATCTCGTTCTTTCGCTGACCAATATAAATCTGAATTAGTAGCTACTACAAGTGGATTAGCTTATACTGACCTACAGTCTGGGATTAATAACTTACAATACAATGGTATTGAAATGATTGTTAGACCTGACTTTGATGTAAATATTGCTGCTTACGGAGCTTCTTTATCATCTAATGGGCCAACTGGTACTACTAAAGTAGAGTGTGCTTTTCTTGTAGCTAAAGGTGCTATCGCTATTGGAACTGACTGGGCTATCCAAGATGTTGACATGTGGTATAACAGAGATTGTAAAGAAAACAGATTCAGAATGAACTATTCATTTGGGTGTGCTTTAAAAGATAATTCTCTTGTAGCAACAATAACTTACTAATAAAATAAATAATTAATTAAAAAATAAAAAACTATGCCTATTACTAAAGGACATGAGGTTATCTGTTGTGACAGAAACCGAAGAGGTGGTATGAAGAATATCTGGCTTGTTGAGCAAGATAAAATTACAGGAGGAGACGCTGCTGTTACTTTTGGAGCTGCTGGAACACATTTAATAACTGCATTTCCAACTGTTAACGCTTATCAATTTGATTTTGATAGAGGGACTGCTGGATTTAATGCTAACGCAACAAGAGAGAATGGTTCTACTCTTGTAAATGTTGAATTAGAATTTTACATTCCAAAAATTACTGCTGAGATTAATGACCAATTAGGTCAATTAACTGAATCTTGTGGGGTTTTTGCTATCGTAGAATCTTTTGCTGATGATTGTGATGCTGCAAACCCTGAGACTTATTTCTTTGTCTTAGGATTTGACAAAGTATTTAAAGGTAAAGCTTACATGGAGTTTGCTTCTGGAGAACAAGCTTCAGGTGTTGCTTTACAAGATGCTAATGGTACTGCTATTAAACTTACAGGTGTTGCTGCTGAATACCCAAGAGAACTTAATATTGGGGCTGCTGCTGGTAATGTATCAATGACTGCTGGTGCAAATTACACTGCTGCCTGGACTATTGGAACTGTATAACAGTTAAAATTATTTTTAGGGGAGGTGCTTGACACCTCCCTTAAATTTACTATCTTTGCAATAATTAAAAAATTAACTATGAAATATATTATAGATAAATCTTGGTTCATTGAAAATGGTGATGATTCTTTTACCTTAGAGAGAGCTGGCACTAAGAGTCAGGTTTATATATCTCCTGGCATGGAATTAAGTGATAAAGTTTTAGATATGCTTTATGATTTAAAAAGACCTTATATTAGTTTAGCTGAATCTTGCGGAACTACTAAGTGTGAAGCTCCTAAAGAATTAAAATCTAATAAAAAAGTTAAAAAAGATGAGCCACGAAAAGCCAAAAAAGAATTACAGAAAGAAGTACCAACAAAAGCCAACAAAAAAGAGTAAGGTTCTTGCTTATGGGTTCTCAAAAGATTCTTCTAATGAAGTTCCTACTGAGCCACAGTTAGATAAGTTAAGGCATAGATGGATTCCTTTTGGGGACAACAATCTATTTCCTCAGCATTTAAGTGAGTTATCAAGAACTGCCCCTACTCATAGGGCTATTTTAAATACAAAAACTACCTTCACTATGGGTGAGGGTATTCATACTAAAGATAAAAAATTAACAGAATATCTTACTGATGTCAATGCTAATGGAGAGTCAATAGATGATGTTATGAGAAAGATTATTTCTGATTACTGGACTTTCGGTAATGCTTATCTTGAAATAGTAAAAGGGCCAGGATATATAAACCTATATCATCAAGATGCTACAACAGCAAGGGTTGATAAAAATAGAAAAAGTATATTATTTCACCCTGATTGGGCTGAAGTAAGAAAGAGTGAGGATAAGATAAAATCTGTTGAAATATATCCTTCTTTTAGAAAAAATAAATCAAAAGTTGAGCGTTCTGTTATCCATTTTAAGGACTATGAAAGTGCTTATTACTTTTACGGATTACCTGATTATGTAGCTGCTTTAGACCATATAAAAATTGCAGGACAAATAGGTAAATATAATTTAACTCGTTTTAAGAATGGGTTTATGCCATCTGCTATTATTGAATTACAAGCAGATATGTCGGAAGAAGAAGCACAAGAATTTATAAACGAAGCCAAAGAAAAATTAACTGGTGAAAACAACAATTCCAAGATACTCTTTATAGCGAAAAATGGGGATGATTCTGCCTCTAATGTTCAAATCATTAATGATACAAGTGATGGTGCGTTCATGGAACTACAGACTCTAACTAATGACAATATAATTTCATCTCACAGGTGGAATCCAGCTTTGTCAGGAATACAAGTAGCAGGCTCTTTAGGTAATAACCAACAGATATTAACTATATATGATATAGTTATGTCAACTGTTATTAGAGAACCTCAGCGAATGATATTGACAGAGCTAAAGAAAATATTAAAAAGAGAAGCAAGCTATAAGGTATCCGATTTACATATAATTAATAAACCTCCAGTAACAATGCTTGGGGCTATTAATCCAACAGAATACATTTCAGTTTCTGAGGGCAGAGAGATTTTCCACCTCCCTGAGTTATCCGAAGAAGA